GCCGGGTTTTACGGTCAAATAACCCGCCATGAATTGGAAATTTACATAATTCCCCGCCGTATAAGCGATATAAAAAACGTTACCGTCCGGCGTGCCGGGATTGGTATTTTTATTTGCTATGCCAACAAAGGTTCTGTTGGCTCCCACGGTTGAAACAATCGTGTTCAACACGTTTTGCATTATTGCCCCGGTAATTTCTTGGTTTCCGTTTGTCTTAATAACGTTGGCAATCGCTTGTTTTAATTGTTCGTAATTTCCCATAATCTAATTAATTTAATTGTTGTCAAAATCATTATTGAAATCGCCGTTGAAATCTCCATTATTATTGATAATATATCCACGTCCTATTTTCTTAACGACGGTATTTGTTTTAAACTCAATTTCCACGCTCGCCAAATCCCCCTGCGTTTGCCATTTCGGGGTAATTAAAAACGTATCGCAATCGTATTCCCTGCCGTACTTGTCAGTTATATGAATATAATCAGCCATACGAATAAAACGCATAACGTCGCAAAGGAACTCCGGTGCCAATATCGTACATTTAAACGTTTTGACTGATATTTGTTTTTCCGGGAAAAAATACCCGCCCCGTTCTTCGCCGTCCTCTTCAAATTCATAATCCGGTTTTCCTAACTCTGTACAAAGGTACAATGTATTTTTGAAATCCGGGTTTTTATATACTATTTGCCCGGCGTCAAATACCAAATTTTCAATATCCCACCATTGTATTTTTAAGTAACCGGAAACATCTTGTACAACCGTGAACATTTCAGAATACCACGTTTGCACGCCATCCGATAACGTCATATAATATATTCCGTCCAACTGATTTAATGGCATGGGTAATATTGACGGGTACAATATAACATCATAACCCAACGTTTGAAACCGGACAATCTGCAATCCGGTTTCTTTCATATACGTTGTTATGTTTGCAACTTGTTTTCCGGTTTTATCGTATAATATAACCGACGACACGTTATTTACCCGTGTGTTTCTAATTATCTGAAACGGTAACAATCTATCAGCCGGGGCAAATAACGGGTAAATTGCGCCGTATGCGTAACTTTTTCTGTGGTTCTGTTCATTTATTGACGTGTACCACGGTAAAACGCTTATATTGTTATTCTGTATCATATTTCAACGTTGCTTTAATGTTTCGACTACACAAATTTACTGAAAGTTTATCAACTTGACCGTTACCGATATATGTTTTAACTAACTGCATCGGGTTTGGGTCTGTGGTTCCTGCCGGGAAATTTAGTGTTTGTTTTTTCTTTCTCTCAATCCCGATTGCATAATTTGGGGAATTATTTATTTTAAAATTCCGTGCGGGCATATCATAAACCCAATATGTCGGTTGTATATTGATAAACGCTAAATAACCGTTTTGCAAATAGTATTCTACATTATCAACGGTTTGTCTTGTAAACGGCAATTCCAATTGTCCTCCGCCGGACGGTGTAACCGCCGCAAACAATGCGAATCCATCCGAACTAATTGCACCGGGGTTTAACAACATCAAATCAATATCAGACGTAAAATTGGAAATATTTATTTCTTCTATCTTTCCGGCTGTTACATATTTGGACGTAATTTCTATTGGTAAACCCTCAAATGGTGTTGTTACATCATCCATCCACTCAAATTGATAACGTTCCGGCATTTCTACTTTGTCAAATGAATATTCAGACGTTGCAAAAGCTAATTTTTTGCCGTTCCTAACGTTTTCTAATTGTGTTAAATCATAATCAATAATCGGGTTATATCCATACGAACCGCCATTTCTAAACCAACTTACCTGTTCAATTTTAAATTTTCCGTCCTCAATATACCAATAACATTTGTAAATATCCCGTAACATCGTCATAATCTGTTGTAATGTAATCGGGGCTTTTTGCGCCGGGGTTTTATATTCGCCATTAATGATATTACTTTTCTGACTTATTAGCAACTTAAATGACTTCCCGGAAATAGGATTGTTTGTGTTATAAAGAAATTGGCTGTATTCCGGCGTCGCTTCATGCGTTATTCCGGGCGCAAATTCTTTTAATAGCACATTGATACATGACGACAATGTAAACGCATCACGCAAAGTATATGCTTTTCGGGCTTTTTCCTCTAATATCCAATCCATCAGATAAAACCCAAACCATAACGACGCATAACGCCACGTTGACCGGGCGATTGGATAAAACGTTTGTCCATATATGGAATAAGGCGGCGCAAAATACTTTCCACTGTAGGCTAATCCCCACTCGGTCGGCGTATCTGAAAAATTTTTAGATATAAATGCCACGTCGATTGCGTAACCAATTGCCCGGCGGTAATTTCTATTATTATCTACAATATCATCGGACGGCAACGGGTATGTATCTAAATCGTCTATTTTATCAACATCAACCAAATATCGGGCGTATATATTATAACTTTTCATATCGGCGTGCATCGTACCCGTTGCTCCGGAACCCTCAACGGCGGTTAAATCAAATTCCAACGTATCAAAAGGTTCTTGCGTTATCTTTGTAAACCGGAACATTGCCACATCATCAGAACGGCGGCGTATCTCAACACCTGCTAGCCCAATAGGTAGCCCACCCGCAACTAGTTTTTGTGCAATATGGATATAATAATTTACATTTAATTCCGGGTATAAATCTCCCATAAATTCATCAGGACTTACACCCGTCGACATCCGCCCAACATAAAGCCCGGATATTACCTCCGGGGAACCTTGCGACGTAATTTGTATTTCTTTCAAAATATTACATAGTGCAAAATGATAGGTTTGTATTAATGCGTTTTGGTCAGTCGTGGCGTTTGCGTCTTGTTCCCAATTCGTGCCGCCCAAAAAGCACGAAACAATACTATCTCCGGGAACGTATATTTGTATCAATGGGCGTTTTCTTATTGTAAGAAATTCGATTTGTGGGGCCAACTCAATTAAATTGTATTCCTTTTCCAATCCTGCCAAAACGTCGTTGTATTGGTCTATTGTTTCCGGCTGTACCGTAACCAATTTATCATCATCATTAAACGTACAATCCGTTTTCATAAACTTTGCTTTATAGTATTGATTGTATGTTTGTCCCCAATCATCGCTTTTTTCGATATATAGGAAAAATTCAGAATCAAACGGGGCGTCATTGATAATATCGTAATCAGCACGGACAAAGTTTATTTTACCGGACAATTTAGCCCGGTAAAACCTTTGATTTGTTTCCAACTCATAATCCAACGTTAAATCATCCTTATAATTGGGGCGGACGGTTTGTTTGGTTCCGTCCTCCCCTATCTGCAAAAAGAATCTATATTTTGGTGTCATAGTCTTTTTATTTTACGTTTCAAATTCTTGTAACTTTCAATCGTATTTCCGTCGCCATCCACGTAAACCCGTCGTCGGTTCTGTTCCTTAATTTCCCTTACATCATCCGACAAATTGCGTAAATCCGGGCTTTGTCCGGTAACGTTTAACGTCAAACCGTCGCCGTCTGAATAGGATTTTAAATACTTATGTGCAAACGTACCATTGTTTAGCGAATTGATAACGTCCGGTATTATCTTTCTGAAACGGCGTGAACTTCGTTTATTTATCACGGCGAAAAATTCGCCTCCCTCGGCACGTCGGCGGGTTCCGTCCGGTTTCGTTCCTAAATCAATATCATTTCCGCTTTGGTGCGAACCGCCCTCCAAAAGTTCAACGGTACCGTCGCCGTATGTTTCCGTTCCTCCGGTTCCTCCGGTCTGTTTTGCCAATTGCGCCGCCTTGATTTTAGACGCTGCAAAACTCGCCCACATTACGGCAATTGCAGGTATTGCAAACGGGAAACCTAATTGCGACCATATCAGCGCCGTTGCTGTTACCATGTTTCCGATTTGCTGCAATGTTTGTATTGCTGCCTGCTGTTTTTGCGCTTTCTGTTGTTCTTTCAACGCTTTTTCTTGGTTTTTCTTTGCCAAATCCAACTCCTTTTGCGCTTGTACAACATTATTGGCGTATCCGTTTGCCCTTGCTTCCAACTCCGCATCCAACGCCGATTGTGCGGCGGAAACTTCTTTGTCTGCTTGTTGAACTGCTGCATCAGCCGCCGCAACACGTGACTCCGTAAATGTATTTAACGCATCCAATGCGTATTGCATAGACGTATTAATTGCCTCTTTTTGGTTGTCGTCCAAATTAAGCCCAAACAAACCGTAAATGTCTGTTCCTCGTTCCTCGCCTTTGGATTGCTCAATTTCTTGGTCTATTTTTTTAATAGTGTTTTGAATTGTTTGTACCTCAACATCAGACAATTTATTGGCGGCTTGCTGATTTAATTCTAAAACCTTTTGCAAACGTTCCTTTTCTGCTTGCAAACGGAATTGAGTTTTCCGGGCTTCTGAATTTCTCAACAAATCAAACTCCGATTGTGCCAACGCTTGTTGTTGGTCGAATATCTGTAATTGCGCTTGCAAATATTCGTCCGCAATTCCGGCTCCCTTTGCGTCAAAACTTGCATTAATCGCCCCGGCGTCCTGCTGTTGCCCGGTCGGTTTCTGTTGGTTCTGTAATAATGCGGTTTGTCTTTCATTCTCTAACAACTGCATACGCAATTGTCGTTCCTGCTCGCTTCCCTGCTTAACCGCTTGCAAACGTAATTCAATGCTTTCTTTCTGCAATGCCAATTCTTGCAACTGCCGTTCTTGCTCTATTTTCAACAACGCCTCTGTCTGCTGCTGTTCTAACGCCGTAATTGTTGCGTTTATCGCCTGCCGTCCGGTTTCGTTCAAATCCTTTTCGGTCTGAAATTGGTGTTGCAAATCCTCAATTTGGCGGGAATACTGATATTGCGTTTGTTGGCGACGCTTTGCCCATTCGTCGGTTTCCAACTGCAATTGTGCATCCTGCAATTTCCGGGTTGCCTCCAAATTCTTTTTATAAGCCGCTTCAATTTGCTTTGCTTGTTGTTCTGCTGCCTTTTCCGCATCGCTTTTACCCCTTGGCGTTACGGTTGGGTTCTGTGTCGTTACGGGCTTATTGTCTGTTTGTGGCGTCGGGGTATCTCCAACAGAAACCGGGATTGTTAACGGTTTTATTTTCTTTTGCATACCATCCAAACCCTCTTGGAAATTTTCTGTTATGTCTTTAACTTGGGCTTTAACCAAATTTCCGTACGCTGCTGCATAATCTGCCAATCCTTTTTTTACTTCGTCAAAATCTAACGTAAACGCCCCCTTTAATGCGGTTCCGGTTGCTTTGACAATATCAATAAAGAATCCAAACAAATTTCCTAACGTGTCAAATGTGGTTTTAAATCCGGCAACTATACCGTTCCAAATGGCACGTATCAAAACACTTTCATTGTACAACTCAATAAAGTAATTGATTATATCAATGACCCCTTTTATTATTGCTGTTAAACCTTGATTAACAAAAACTTTTGCCTGCGTTGTCAACGTTTCAAAATTTCCTCCGGTTGCGTCAAACAACTCGGATAATGCGTTTTGCAACTCAATTTGGCTTTGCAATTGTTCCTCCTGCAATTGCGCCAAAACTCCGGCTTTCCCTTTTACTTCATCCATGTTTGTTGAAATATCTTTCAACGTGCGCAAATACTGCAATCCGGCGTCCTCTCCGGGACCCCCGAATATATCTGCAATTGCAGCCCCGACCGTTGCCGCATTATCCGGCAATTCTGCCAATTTTGCGGAAACGTCTTGTATAACATCGAACGTTGTTTTGGTTCCGGTCTGCAAATCTTTTTGAACTTGTTCCGACGAAATACCGATACCGTCCAAAGCCGCCGCCGTCGCCGTCGTCATTTCACGCAAACGCAAATTTGCCTCCTTAATTGCGTCAACGCCTTTGTCTGAAAAGATACCCATTTTGTTTGTTTGGGTAACAATTGCAACAAATTGGTCTGCTGATATTCCCGCCTCTTTGAAATATGCCGGGTATTCTTTCAACGTGTCTAAAAATTCCCCGTTCGCATCGCCTCCGGCTAAAAACCCATCCTTAACCAATTGCAATGCCTCATTTGCAGAAATACCAAATTGTTTTGATAATGCGTTTGTTGCAATCAATGTTTCCCGGAAATCTGCGTTGAATGAATCGGCGACGGCTTGCACCTCATTTCTAAACGCTTTCAAATCATCGCCACTTTTCCCGGTAAATTGTTGCGTCAATCTCGTTGCCTCAACTAACCCGGCGTTATAATCGTACCACCATTTAAACGCCGCACCCGCCGCCGTAATTCCGGCAATCGCCAAAAAAACCGGGTTTGAAAGTAATCCCAACAAAGTTTTTCCCAATGCTTTTGCCCCGTCGCCAATAGCTGTAAAAACGGCTTTACTTTCAGCCCCGCCACGTCCTAACGCCAAAAGACTTTCGCCAAATGCGCTATTTAAACCTAACGTTTCTTTTAATTTGTCGCCATACGCAATAATTGCGTCGGACGCCTCCGTATAATTTCCGACGTTCAATTGAAATTTCCCGGTTGCTTCCTGCAAACGTTTCATTTCTTCGTATATTTCTTTGGTTTGTGCAACCAATTTTCGCCCCTCCTCGGTGTTTTCCCGTTCGGCTTTAGTCATGTTGTTTAAATAAATCTTATTCAATGAATATTGCGCCGATAAACGGTTATAACTACCCTCGGCGGATTGATTTATTTTCACAATCAGTTTATTAATTTGGTTCGCTTCCTGCTGTGCCAATTTTAACTCGGCTAACTTTTTGGCGTTCTCGCTTTCTGCAAACGCCAAATCACGTTGCGCACGTGCCAAACGTTCCGCATCGTCTGCGGCTTTTTTGGTTGTCTTTCGCCCGTCCTCCGTTGCGCCGGAAACCTTTTTCAGAATCTCCGCCAATTGTATTGCTTCGGCTTTGATATTTTTCAGCGCATTTGTATATGTGTCCGAAAGTTCATCCAATTGTTTTATCAAATCTGTAATCGAATTATCCGGGCTTATTAAATCCGAATATTTGATTGGGTTGTTATTATCTGCCATACGCCGATTGTTAAGTTATTTACGGGAAATTCCCCGTCTGTTGCATTTTCTTTTCTCAAGTGTGTAATTTATCGCCTAAAAATAAAAACGCCGGAAATCGCCTTATTTTACTTTTTTTTGCTTGTTTGCTTTTTTGGCTTGTTCCTTGATATACTCAAATGCGTTGTAATATTCCAAAACGGTAAATTTCTTTGGGTCAACATGCAAATTTTGGGACAATATCAAACACATATTTTCAAATTGTCTGTCATGCCTAATTTCCACGCTTTCCGACCCGGTAAACGTCTGCGGGTTGAAATAGGTTATCAACTCCGCCGTAATGTCGTCAATCTCTTTTGCGTCCGCCTCGGTTGCCCGACCGTCTATTATTGTGCGTAATACAACAATCGTTCTTTGTTTCAATTTATCGTAATACTCTTTCAATGTCGCATCATCGAACAACCGGGGAAAATACAAACGCAATTCATCGTCTATTTTTTTTTTAACCGCTTCCAAATGGGCGGTTATATCTGAATTTGCAACGTCTTTAAAAAGACTCATTGTTTGTTGCAATCCATCATCTGACAAATCATTTCGGGGTTTACCATTTATTGATTTAACCAACACGGCAAAAGCCAAATGCCGGGGGGAAACCTCGGATTGAATGAAATATATGTTTTGGCGCATATTTTCCAACTCAACGGTTGCCATGTTTGGCGTTGGGCTGTTCAAATAACGTATTACCTTTTCAATATGTCGGTCAAAATCCGATAAATCAGAACCAACCCCGGCGTCAACCAAAAGCATTTTGTTATACTTGTGGAAACGCAACATCGGCAATTCGTCTATACTATCATACAACTCAACGTTCATTCCTTTTATTTGTACATTCTTCATAATAAAACACGTGTTATCATTGTACTACAAAAGGGAACGCCCAAAAATGAGAGGTTCCCGGTAAATATCAACGCAAAGAAACAAATCAAAACGCAAGTCCACCACGACAAACAGAAATCGCAATTAAACATCTTTGAAAAGAAATCGTTCCCGTGAATCTGTACCCATTCAATGACGCCCCATTTGCGTAATAAAGTCAGCACAAAAGCCGCTATTAATGCGACAACAATAATGTTATAAATAAAATGTTCCATATACTACAATTTACATGTTTCTCCAATACTCAATTCGCCCTCAAACCGGAATCCGCCGAACGGGTGCATTAAAAATTGGTTTTCTATTTCATCCAACGAAAAGCCCCTGTAAATGTTTTCCGCCAATTCGTACACTTTGTTTATTCTGTAACTTCCATTTCGCACCAAAAAACCGCCGTTCAAAACGTCCAATATTTGCCGCTTCAAATCCTCTTTGTTGCGTGTGCTTGCATCGTTGTATATCTTTCTGTAATCAAACCAAAAGATAATCGAAAACGCCGTTTTTATCCCAATATCAACGCCGGGTTCCCAACTTATGTTTTGCGGGTCGTCAACCCAAAAAAAACAGAAATTACCAATATTTGCATCCGGCGTTACTTCCATATAATCGTTATTGCCGGAATAAACATTTGGCGTATAATATCGCTTTTGGTTCCCGTTGTATTTAACAAGTCTTTCCGCCCTGCCAAATGCAAAATCCAACCACGGCAAATTATCAACCAATCCGTTTTGCATGTTTCCAATTATCCGGTCTAACAATTCCGGGTTGTCAATAACCGGGGCTTTTACATTATTTGCCATAAATTTGTTTTTTTGTTTCTGCCATTAAATCCGGGAAAATATATTTCCAAATCAATATTGAAATATTTTCGTCGGTTAAACCCAATATTTGACGACCGTATTTTTTTATTAAATCCTCTGTTTTAAAGTCAGACGCTTTAATTTCAAATTGTTTGTCGCCAACCTCTAAATAAAAACTACTTTCAAAATCTCCCTCATCCCGTAACGTTACCCGGTTTGTCGGCTGTCCCTTAGCCTCTTTAATTGCGATTGTTACGGTGCTGTATGGTGCATAATCCGAAATTTCGACGCCCAAACGGTTAATACCTTGTTCAAACAATTGTTCCTCGGCGTTCAAATCAACTATATATGCCTCATTGTCCCATATAATGTTTTGTATTATCCGCCCGGACGTCAAAGCCTCGTTGAAATCCGCAACCCTTTTTCGCAAATCGGTTATCCGTTTCATAAATACAACTTTTACATGAAATTATATACAACTTTCCCTTTGAATTATATAATTACACGGTTCTGTATCTTACCCCACGGTTATTGCAGGCTAAACAGATACGGTCTAACCCTTGCGTATCTATTTGCAACGCCTCATAAGACTTTTTAAGGTCGTAACCTAAACCGCCGGGACGAACGCCGGACGTGTTGCCGTCCAACTCATACAAAATATCCATCCGGGTTGCGTTTGATTGATTGCGGTTAACCCTTACGTTGGGGTTCATTGCTAACGTGCGCAAACCTATTGCCGCAACCTGCCTTTGAATAACGGTTTGGAACATCTGCCGTTGCGAAATAATAAAGTCGGTCAAATCGCAACCAACCGTTATTTCGCAATTTAGCCCGTAATTGTGGGTATTTGTGTACATAGTATAAGCCACGTCCCATAATTCCGGGTATTGCTCGAATGTTTCCGGGGCGTCAACCTTAAATGGGGAAACCTGCAAATACTTTGTCATTTCTCGCCATGTTTCGACGGAACCAATGTTGCACGTTCCGCACGGCTCCCGGCTCCAATCCTTAGATACGTTTATTGCTTCCATCCCGGCGGGTAATTCGTCTTGATTATAGCAAAGAAACCATGAACCCCCGGCGTTGTTTGCGTCGCTGATATACGGCAAATAACAATCGGTCAACGGGAACCATTGAAAGCCGCCATTTGTAACGGTAAAATCCAAATCGAATGTTTTTACCGGGTCAATCTGCGACGAATGAAATAAATACATTCTTACCTTTCCGGTCGCTCCGGTCATTTGTAGCCCGATTTTCTCAATTTTGGTTGTTACCCCCATACTACGAACCGGAACAATTTCAAATCCTACTAATTTATGGGTATTTTGAATTGTAGCCCGGATTCTGCCGGAACCATCAAAAAACGTTTTTCTTTCCAATAAATTGCGGTTTTCCTTTTCCAACTGCTTAATCTGTGTAAAAGTCTGAACAACGGTTGCAATTCCGTTTAATGTCAGTCTTTCCAAAAAGTCAGAAAAAATGTTGTATGGTCGCCAATACGGGTTTCCGTAATCGTCCCGGCTGTAATCTTCGTTAAAATCGCTCGCCGTCGGTTCCTGCCCGGTATTATCTATTTTAGCAATCCAAAATATATTGTTATGCTTTACTTTTTGCCCGGCTTTATACGGCAAAATCAAATTCCATTCCGGATATTGTAGCCCCCAATCGTCCGGCATTATTGCCTGCATATTATCTAACGTCAAAAGCGGGTGCGCACCTTGAAAATACAACCCACTTTCCGTTTGCGTTAAATTGTCGTCTATCGCCTTTGCCGGGTCGTATGATTGCTCCCACCCGCACACATTTTTTAACGCTTCGCATATTTCATTTATTCTTATCATAAAAACGCCCATTTATTTCCCATATTAGGAATTAAGATTGCAATAAATAAGGGGGCGGGGATAACCACCCCGTCCCCTCGGTTAAATAATTCGTTATGCTCCGGCGTTATGCGCTCGCACCTCCGGCGGGAAATGCTGCGGCGTTGGTAACATATACAGGCATACCCAAAGGTTCGTTTTGGCCACGTGCTGCAATCTGCGCTTTGATAATCGGATTTGCAACCTTTGTTGGGTCACTGTTATAAGCAACCAAAAAGGCAACATCAACACTAAATCCGAAATACTCCTTAACGGCGCAAGTCAAATCCTCTGTTGCTGCTCCTACTGTTGCACTTTGGTCGCCAACCGAAGTATAGTAATGTGAACCAACTGGCAAATCAATCATCGGCAAACGTACAACATCCCATTCATGGAAATTGGCACGTGTACGGCGCAATGCTTCACGGTCAACACGGGTTAACACGCCAACGTTACCATCTTCAACAGCAAAGAATGTTCCATTTTGGCTTACTTCGTTTGTCACGTTGTTTGTGTAATGGAATTTCTTTCCGGCGTATTCCAACTGTTTGTTTACGTCGTTTGTCGCTCCATGCTGCGCCAACTTGCGAACCAAACTTTCGATTCCGGCGTTGCAAACGATATGCGGCATACGTGGGTAACAATTGGCTCTCATAATTGGGTCAATGTCGCCCAAAATTTCGGTTGCCATTTCCTTTTTAACCTTGATAACGTTACCGGAAAAGTCATAATTCAATTTGTCTTTCAATACCTGCGTTTTCTGTGCTTCCAACGCTGCAATTGCGCCTTTGTCTAACGCATCAGCCAACGCACGTGTATATTTTTCCATTTTACGGTAAAAGTCGTGTTCATACGAAATTTCATTGTTCATATAAGCCGCCGGAACCATAGTAAAACCGATTGTGTATGTTGCCCACACAACGGTATAAAGTGCGGACGTATTTTCGTCGTCCTCAATTACACATGAACGGACGTTGCCAACGGTAACATCGCCATCGTAATTGATAACCGGGATTTGCACGGTATTACCCATTGAGGCAAACGCCCTTTCCCTCAACTTTGGGTTAATAATGGAATTTGCGGCGTTGGTTTGCTCAATAAAGAAATCCAATGCGCCATACTCACACGGGCGGGTCATATTGCGGTCAAATTCCGGGTTCTGAACTCGCCAATTCTGTAATCTTGTTGCAATTAAACTCATAATGTTTTATTTTAAATTGTTATTAATGCGGGTTTACCCTTTACCCGTGGTTGTTTTATCTCTCCGGCAATGCTGCAATATTGTTGTCTTTCCATGCTTGCGCCATTGCATCCTCAAACTCTTTGGAACCTGCGGTCATTCCCTGCGCCATCAGATTGTTACTAATTGCGTCGTATGCTTCAACACGTGTTTTGCATCCTGCAACGTCAATTACTACGCTACCGCCTGCGCCTCTACCTCCCGGCGGGATTGTTCCGCCTCCCGGCTGTTGGCGTCCTTTGTCAATTATTCCCATTGCGTCCAATTCACGGGTTAACAACTCGCCCGGCGTAAATGGGTTTAACTGATTGTTCGGGTTTCTCATAATCGCCCCGGTTTCGTCCTTAAACGCCAAAATTTTGCCGCCTTTGCCATCGTCGATATATTCCGGGTTCATTCCCTTGATTTTATCGTTAGCCTGCTGCAAAATAACCTTTGTTACACTTTCCGGCAAACCTGCCTTAAATTTAAGCCCTGCGGACGCTGTTTGCAATTCGTTGTCTATCTTAATGCCGAACAACTCTTTGGCGTGGTTTTCTTTTTCTGCCTCAAACTTTTTGTTCAACTCTGTATATTGAGTTGTAACGTTTGCCAAATCTGCTTTTGCCTGCTTTAATTGCTTTGCGGTTTCTGCATCTGCTCCACCGTCGGCAATTACTTTTTCCAAACGGGTTTTCTCTTTTGTCAATGTTGCAATCTGTGATTCCAACCCGGTAACGCTTTCCGCTTTTGTCTTAAAATCTCCCAACACACGTTTTGCGTAATCGTATGTTTTTTCAGTTCCGTTTTTCTCAACTCCGGACGCTGCCAAAATATCCACATCCAAATTGCCGTAAATTTCCCCGGTTTTCTTTGCTATTACACTATTTTCGTCATTCTGTGATAACGTTGTAATTGCGTTAATCTGTTCGTCAGTCAAACCGGACAAAGCCGCATTCGCTACCAAAATTTCTCTTGTTAATGCCATAATATTACCCTTTTATTATTAACTCAAACTAAATACGCTCAACGCTCCGGTATTGCAATCTACCAACGCAACCTTATATGTTGGTGCCTGCGGTGTTGTTACGTCTTTCGACCATGCCAATACCTTTGATTTGTTTGTTACTTTTGCCGTTTCCGGTGTTACTACAATAACATCGTTAATCGTTCCGGCTTCAATACATTCTTTCAATTTCTTTTTTGCGGCTTCGTCTATCGTCGCAATTGGTTTCGTACTTGTAACAATCAAATTGTCCTGCTGTGCAATCTGTGCCATATCTTTATAATTTTTTGGTTTAACTTATTTGTTTGTTTCCGGCGCATCCTGCTTTGCTTCCGGTGTTTCCTTTGATTTTCTTCCCGACTTTTCCGCCGTTGCCAACAATCCCTCGGCTTTCAGTTCTGCAATAATTTCGGCTTTCATAGCTTCTTTCATTGCTTTTTTCTCTGCCTCTGCTGCCTCTGCTTTGGCTTTTGCACCGGCTTCGGCTTTCTTCTGTTTTTCTGCCTCCAATTTAGCCTCGTTTTCCTGCAACCATTTGTTCGGGTCGTGCATTACATCAACGGTAAAACCCTGCTTTCTCAAATTGTGCAACCCAAAAGATTCAAAGAACTTTTTGCCGAAAACCTGCATACGTGGTTTTGAAATTCTTTCGCCCGTGTCTTGGTTGAATTTCTTAACCTCAATTCGGCAATGATAACAATCTTCCTCGCCCTTTGGTACAATAAAATTTTCCGGGGTAACGTCTAAAATATTGACGTCTTTAATTTGCCCCTCCTCTGTTCTCACTTGCATACTCGTAAAGTTTATTAGTTATTACTTTTATTTTCTCGGAAAATGGTATTTGCGTTCCAAATTCCAAAATATTTGTATTTTCTCGCTCAAATCTGCGAACAAAATTAGCAAAATTCAGTTTTACACGCAATTCCGGTTCGCTAATTATCTGTTGCCCATATAAATTTAATACCTCGGCACGGGTTAAATGTCGGTACGGCTCCAATTCTGCCAACACTAACATACGTTGTAATTGGGTCGAGTCGTTCCGGTACTCCGTTTCGATAATTTGGTTTTGCATTGCGTCCAATTCTGCCTCACTTGCTCCGGTTTCCTTTGCTAACTTGTAACGTTCCCGCAACTCCATTGCATCGTAAATATAAAATTCCGTGCCTAAATTGATTTTTGCAGAAACAAACAAATTGCCGTACCTCAATCGGCAAACCGTTTCATCAACGAATTGTTGCGCCGCCTCAAATCCTTTCTTTACCCGGTTTAAAATTGTGCTTTGGCTCTCAAAATTTGCTTTTATCTGTTGTTCATTCAATGCGTCCCGTGTTGTTATTTCCTCATTCGTTCCGACAATAGACGTGATAATATTGTTGCGCAATCGCTCTTCCTCGGCAACATTATAATCCAAACTATTACGGTCAACGGTCAACATCTGAACCGGGTTGCGCAAATCCGGTTGTTTGTCGCCATCGGGAACGGGTATTTCAACAAAAGAACCAACCCCGGCAATTCGTTTGTCGCCACATTTCGGGCAACGCTCTAATATCCCGGCTTGGTCTAACTTGTAACGTCCTTGTTTGTCTTTCAAAAACCCGCCGTCGCAATAATCGCCATTTTCTGCGTTGCTGAAATCGCAACTTTGTTCATAGCCGGAATAAATAGGATATGAACCGTACATATCCAAATGCCGTTTTGATATATGATAAAACAGATACCAATCCATGCTTTCCAACTGCTCGGTCAATGGCGACGCCTTAACATCGGGTTCCCTCAAACTTATTGCCTCATTCCAAAAGAAACGGGCGGGGGTATAACCTAAATCGTGGGGGCTGTCAATCAGCAAATCGCCAATATTCCCGTCTTTCTCCGTAAATACCCGGTATCTCTCATCGTCAATTACTGCAATACGTTTGTCGTCCTGCTTGAAAATTATCCATCGCATAACGCCCGTTACCGGGTCTGCATCAAACGTTATTACCTGCTCAATTGGCAACCAATAGAAATACGGACGGGGGTATTTATCGGCGGCGTCTTGCTCCGTTGGCAAATCCACAATTAGAACGCTGTTAATTTCGGTTTTGAAATATTCCCACCCTTTAGAACTCCAAATTTCCGGCTCCCTTAAAACGTTCTGTCTATAATACTCCCAATCGTCCCTTTGTCCGCTCTCCATAAACTGATAATTGAACGCCGGGTTACGACCGTCAAAAATTCGGCTCAACTTATCAAAGCAAATTCCCGTTACCTCGTTGGTCTTAACGGGGTAACGGAAAAGAGTTTTGAAAATTTTAAACTTATCGTCGGGTATAAGGTTTGAAACGAAATTCAGAAAATCCGTTAACGGTTGACTGATATACGGCGCAACAAAGGTTTCGGCGTGAAACTTAATGCGCTGTTGGTGTACAATCGCACGGTTAATCGTCGCCCCTTTCTTTTGCTCCGTTATCTGTTTTTTTATGTCGTTTATACCTAATCCCATAATCTTTGCTAAATTCAAAATTTGAGTTTTCCGGCAACTGCCAACCGCCGTTATTTCCCATCATCAACAAACGTTCGGCGTGCGTTATCTCAAATTCTCGTTTCATATTGTGTTGGGGACAAACCAATAAAACTTTTGTTGTCTTTGTCATAGCCTCGTTCTTTTCTTTTGTTTTACCATAGACTTAACGTAATTTACTGAATACTCATTTGTTGAATGAATAACAACCGCAAAGTCATTTGAAAAATCAATTGAAAAATCCCCTAACGTTACTATGCTCCCGCCTTTAAATCAGTTAGCGGGTTGAAATCCTCCGGAACAATAATTGCCAAATCATCCGACCAATTCGGCAAAAATGCCCATTGAATATTGTTGCTATCCGGTGCCTCATATCCGCCCAATGTTTTATCGCCGATAAACAAAGAACGTATTGGAATCGGATAATGGGTTGTTGCTGTTTTTGCGTCTTGAATTGCTCCAATTGCGCCGTTTTCGTCAAACAGATAAACGCCCAAATTGTCGCCCCAACTTTCGCACTGCAATTCTTTCAAAGCCTTGATAATTTTCTGTGGCAACTTTCGCATAACCCCGGTAAATGGCGTTGGCTCACGCCCCACAATTTCCTCAACGCCTCCCAATGTTTCGTTACCACCTCCAAACGTTCTTGCTGCGCCTGCTTCTGCTGTCGGGGCTTGAATGTATGGGGAAATAACAATCTTTGTATCATCGTCAGCCGACAACAACGGCGTCCACGACGCTTTTTTTTCAATACCTGCATCGGTTTTAAATGAATTTTTTTCTCCGGTGCTTTTGTACAATCTTTGAAATGCTACTTTCTGAATCTGCCCAAAACTTTCCGGGCAATTACTTACGGGAATATCGGGCAAAGCCGTACCCGCCGGACACTTACAAATCATAATCCTAAAATTTTAATCTTTAAAACTCGTTTTACTATCTCCGGGGCTAACTCTTTACCCCATTTATCTTTTGCAAAGTTATAATATTTTTCCGTTAAACTCTTGCGTATATGGAATAAATTGTTAGTTACGACGTTTAACGCCCCTTGTTGCTTGGCTGTATGGTCGTGTATCGCCGTCCGCCAACTCTTTTTCGTATATTCCGGTCAATCCGTCCTCCGGGTCGTCATGGGCATTTGCAGGAAAATCACGCAAAAACCCGGTCAAATGTTCGTGTATCTTTGGAAAACGCTGTTCCCATCCAATCGGCATTATTATTTGTGCATTTACCATCGCTGAATTTGTTATAATTCGGCTTTCCTTGTTTGCCCCTTGATAAAATGGTTCTGTTACTGCTTTTAGTTTTTTTCTTATAACCTTTTCAAATCCGGAACCGCCGTTGTTACTTTCAATCCATGCTTTTTGCGTTCCGCATCTGTTTATCATTTCCGGGACGGTAACGGCTGTTATTTCCGTGTTTTCCTGCGTAAATACCATGTCAGTAATTAGCGCATACAGAATCGGTTCAAACCGTTTCTTTTGCTCGTTCCATGCCTCATTACCGGATTTGTAAACGTCATAACATGCCGAAAATGTAAAGTCGTCGCCCTCGTCTGCAACGTCTGTGTAATTGCCACTACGTACATACGTCCCCCATTCGGATTTGTCAACGTATGTTCGGAACGGGTTCCGGTACAATTTACCCTCTGCGTTTCCGGGGTTGCCTTGATACAAACATTGAAATTGTACGGGGTCTAACGCTCTTTGTCCCTCCAATTTTGCCCGGCTGTGTCGTCTATCCCATAACGCCGCCCCCGGTTCCCGTGGGTCAATCTCTGTTGGCTCCCCGGTTTTCAATCCCTCAAAGTTAATGCGTACCCATGCGCCCGCCGGAATGTTCTTTACATCGTCCCAACTTTTAATCTCAATTACGGTTTCCCCGCTTTTTTCAATACGTCCAATCAAATCATCATCATGCCAACGGGTAAACACAATTAATTCTTGGGAATCATTATGCAAACGGGTACGTACTACGGTCGTGTACCATTTCCATGCTGCATTACGTACAATCGGGCTGTTGCCCTCGGCATAATCTTTATAAACGTCGTCCAAAATAGAAACATCAACCGTTTTTGAAGTCAACGAACCGCCACGGCCGACAACACGCAATGAACCCTTACGCCCAACCATTTCTATTACGTCGGAATTTCGTAAATACGTATTAGCCATTGTTACTACGTTGGAACCGTTCAAATATGTTTCCGGAAACAATTCCCGGTATCTTGGTGTGTCAATTATTCTTTGGACATCCCGGTTAAAATCTCTCGCAATGGTTGCCGCATACGAACCGATACAAATTTTTTTGTCCGGGTCTAAACCTAACATAAAAGCGGGTAATTTGCGGCTTGAACCCTCGCTTTTACCATGTTGTGGCGGAATCTGCACAATCATTTTTTTTATTTCCCCGTGGGCGAACTTATCCAATAGCGTATAATAAACGACGTGGAACGGTTCCAAAGCCAAATCCGGTTGCATGTACCGGGCAAAGTTTATCAGCCTATTGCGTGACGCCGCTTTTACTAATTCCCCGGGATTGTTTTTTAGTGCGGCGTACATTTTAAGTAATTGTTCTTTATCCATTTTGTTTAATTCTTAAAAATATACCATATATTTTTGTCTTACCCCCGTATTTTTTCTGACTTAAAAACCGGAAATCTTAAAAAACAACCAATTTATTGTTTCATTTTCCATTTGTCGCACGCTTTTCCCGAACGTATTATACTGCGATTTTCGACAAACGGGCATTTTAAACAAATTGGGTTCCCGTCCATATCCAAATTTGAATGTTCATAATAGAATTTACCCCAACCACATTCGCCGCACGTGTGTACGGGTTTCGGTTCGTCTTTTTTCTTGATATTATTCTCTGTTGTTCGTGCCATCGTCAATTACTCCTTTCTCTGCTAATTGTTTTTTATATTCTGCTGTTTGTAGTTTATCAGCAACCGCAAACAATAAATCCTCCGGGATTGCTGATACATCGTATTGCGGTGCATCGCCGTTTATGCTTTTTTCTATTCCCGGAATCTCAACTTTAATTGGTGCATCAAATCCCAACATCTTTGCCCGGCGTTGCTGCACATTCAAAAGCAAATCCAAAAACCGGGGGTTTCCGGCGGACGTTTCCGTTGTGGTTTCCTCATACCCGTAATATTCCGGGTTGTCGCCATCCTCCAACACTTTACGGGGCTTTGCGTTCTGTCTGTTTTTCTCTCGCAATTTCCCGGTCTTTGAACGTTCCCACGCCTCCCACAATTCAACCTCCATTTTATCCAACTTTCGCAATTCCTGCGTAACGTAATCGTCTATATTTTCCATACGTTCACGTTTCCACTCAATTAGCAATTGTTGCATATCCCAATATACCATTTGTTGTGTTATGGTATAACCGACGCCACGCCGGGCGTTTCCCTCATTCAGTCTTTCCGAAATCTCCCTATACGTGTAACCACGTAAAAACAGATTTGAACAAAAAGCCAAATCAAACTCCCTTTGGTCTTTTGTTCGTTTGCACAATTTCGGGCGTCCGCCCCTTTGTCTTTTACTCGCTTCCATTTTTTTAACCTTTTTATAACAGTAAAGCCATTTACTTTGCTTTCCTCTCAAACGTCGCTTTCCCTTTGCTTGTTATTTTCGGGGAATTTTCGTTTTAAGCGGGTTTCGTTTGTTACTTGATACTTTTATTGTCTTTTGTATTTTCGTCGCCCTACGGGGCTAATTTTGGCTTTATTTCGTTTCTGTACCTAAACGGCAAAGCCCCGGTTATAATTCCGGGGCGTTTTTTATGCCTTATATATCTTCTCCCATGTATTTGTATGAATAATTATCTTTGACGGTTCCCCGTCCTTTTTTATGGTTCTTATATCATACGAAAAATCTCCATAATCATTTGTATATATTTTTTCAATTATTCCGCTTCTGTTTAGGGTAAATATAACTTTTTCGCCTACCTTGAAAGGACAATTTGCAGCATTATAGCTTTCTACTGCTTTTTCCCTTTCTTTATCATTAAACTGCAAAGCCTTTTCCCTTATATGGTTTAATTCTGCCATTCTTTTTACGTATGTTTCTTTATCCATAACTTTATTATTTTTCTGTTGGTAAATCTACGGTTAACAATACGGGTTGCAATGGTTGGTTAAACGTCAGCATTGACAAATGTATTGTTCCGGTTTCTTTTACTCTCTCCAATTCTTCCGGGGATAACTGCCATTTGGTAATTATAAGCCCCTGCGGGTCATTGGGGATTTTCATTGCTGGTAACGGCATATATTCCGGTTGGTCTTTTGCAAAGACTACATTAACGCCGGGAAATTCAACGGGTTTCATTGCCTTGCTCCTTTCTTGGTTTCTTTCTAAACTTACGTTTCTTTTCCGGTATCTCAATACGGTGTATCTCAACACGTGCGCCAAAAGCCTTTGCCAACTTTCCGGCAACTTCTTTTACTTCTTCCGGTATATCATTTTGAGGCTTTCCCGACGCATCGGCGTTTATCTGTTTTAGCAATCCGGCGATTGCTGTTTTTTCCTCTTTGTCCGTGGTCGTCTTGAAACGCTGAATCAGATTTGCAATTGGTTGCGTTCTCATAAAGTCAGCACATTTAAAACGGTCTTTGCAAATATTGCAATCATCCGGGTAATTGTGTTTTGCATCCTGCGAACTCTTTTCGTCTGCCTTTCTGAATTCGTGCCATTCGTCACGGCGGGCGATTGCTTCCGAAAATACCGCCATTGCATCAATACAAACTTGTGCCAAAATAAAATCCGGGGTATCTCTCATTTCCTTTTCTAAACCGTGCTTATTAATAAGTTCGGTTAGTTCTTGTTTAAAATCTTTTTTCATACGCTTAAACTTCTATATGTTCAATTTGTGGTAACTTCTTTATGTATTCCAACATCGCCGTTTTGCTTTCCTCGGTTTCGTCGGTTCTGTTTATTACCAACTGAATAACTTCCAAAAGATAATCGCTATCAATACACGCATTATCAACGTCGGTAATATTATACAATGGTTCCGTTATTTCCTTGACGGCTTTAAATGCTTCTTTTGTCAACTTTGCGGCTTTTTTGAATCTCATTTTTTCGCCCTTTTCAAAGCATTTGCCTAAATGGTTTAATTTATCATCAGCGTAAAAAACGCATGTATGTGCCATGTCCGCCAAAAGATACGCCGTATTTGTAAGGAACAACGCTTTTTTTCTTAATTCTTCTTTTTCTTCGTTTGTCATAGTCTTTTGTTAAAACGGTTCTCAAAATGTTTGTATTGTTCGCCGGTTTCCTGCTGCATATTACCGCAAACCGGGCTTTCCGGTTTGTTGTGTGGGTGTTTGCGCATAAATTCCGGGTTTTTCTCACGTCCTGCAATTTTAGTATATGCCATTTCCTGCAATTCTTTTTGGGAATATCCAAACAATGCTGCAATATGGAACAATACGGCGTTCAAATCTGCTAACTCGTCTATAATTTCCGACGTGTTTTCCGGTATTATTCCATTTACCAACATATCATCAGCAACAACAAACAATTCGTGGTATTCCTCTGTAAGTTTTAAAAATCTCATTTGAAAGTTTTTGCCGAAAAGTTTATTCATCTTTTCAAACAATCTCTTTTCGTCAAAGGTCAATCCGGCGGTATTGGCGTCTTTTTCTTCAAAATTAGCCATAAACGTTTGCATATCCATTTTGCCAAATTTTCCGTCCGGTGCCAATACAATAAAATTTCCCTCCGGTACGTCCAACATTACGCCGTTTTCGGTCGGGAATGAATAAACCGCCAAACCTCCGGGCGTTCTCGGAATCTGCATTATTCCGCCTCCGGTAAAAATCTGCAATTTTTCCCAATTATCACGCTTTACGGGTAATGCACGAACTTCTAACAATCGGCGGCAATAAATATCCCCGGCGGTTTCGTCCGGCATACCTAAATTTGTGCGCAACTCATTTGGCAAATTTCCCGCCCCTTTTTCGTATTCAACAAAGAATATTGCACCACGCAAAAGGTTTTGTTCTTTAATCGTCCTTACGTCTTTTATTCTTTTTCCGTATCTGCCTTGAACTGCATATATTGCGGCTTCAATTATTCTTTCCTCTTTGTCCGGGGCGTACATTTTAAGTTCAAAGTAATTTTCTTTCTCTGTAACTTCCGGTTCTGTTCCCGTTACATCTTCAATCATCAAAAACGTTTCCGCATCAAACGGAATAAAACTTCTTTTTTCCATATCTATATCGTTTTGAGTTATTTGAATAAGTTTTTCATGGACTTGTTTATCGCATCCAGTTTATCATCCATTGATGGATGAACATATAGATTCATAGTCGTAGATACATCTGAATGTCCTAAGATACGACTCGTTGTCTTCATATCGGCTTTAGATGCAATCATGCGTGTGGCGAATGAATGCCTTAGACCGTGGAACTTAATACACCTGTCCAATCCAACTTCATTCAAAACGAGATGCCTGTAATAGTTTCGGTAAACCCTTGGCTCACAAAACTTCTCATCTCCAGTAGTGACATAAAAACTATCATTATAGCAAACCTTGAATTTTTTCAAGATACCGAGTAAATCACGGCCTATCGGAATATCACGGCGACTTTCTATAGTCTTGGGAGTAGATTCTATAACCTTGGTTTTTCGGGTGTCAATATCCATAATTCGTTCAATAGTATGAGTTACATGGATACATTTGTTATCAACATCTATATTCTCCCACCTCAGTCCGCAAATTTCACCAATTCTCATACCTGTACACAAGCCTATTAGAATGCCCAAGCGCTTAGGTTTCGGATAATCCACTATGTACGAGATTATTTTTTTTTGTTCAAATTCTGTATATACTTCAAGATCTTTAGTTGCTTCCATATTGGCAGTAGGAAACTGAACACGATATTTAATATATCTTACACCAAATCGTTCCATTGCATAATACAATAGCATCTTAAAAGAGATGAATATGTCTTTAGCTGTTTTCACAGATAACCCTTCTTCAATCAAAGACAGCATAAATCTCTGCATTTCGTCATTAGTAACATATTCCGGGTCTTTATCTCCATATATCGGAAGTATTTTTTGTGTGAACTGATAGACATAAGTGGAGCATGTACTTTCCTTTACTAACTTGCGCTTAACAGGAAGCCATTTATTGTATATCTCTTGAATCGTCATTGTATATTGCTTTTTATGATAAGTTTATGTTCAGGATCCTTTATAATATCACTAAACCCTAAAGTATCATCTTTACGGTTTAGAAGAATATACTTCATTTTTATGGATTTTCCCAAAACGTCGCCATGATAAACGTACCCCATAATCCCGCGAATTGATAAATTAAGGAGCAAAATAGGTATTGATCGTGCAGACAACTCCCAACATGTCACCATATTCTGCGATGGAAAGTGCTCCCAAGGAATCTTGTTGTGGCACCGCTGCCACCAATCAGCGATTATCATAGAACCATTTCCGGCTGTAGGCTCATGTATCGAACCAGCCTGGCTGGTTAATTTAGAACAAAGGATTCCAAGGGAGTTTGGTGTGAAATCCTGTTTCTTCTGCTTCCGCTCTGACAATTCATTCTCATACAAAGCCTGAAACCAATCATAAGACATATCGTAATCATTCATACGGATCAATTCGTTATAGATTTTATTGCGTAATTCTACAGAACCGTCAAGAATACGCATTACTGCATCAGGAAGATCTCTTAAATCTTCTATATGAAATATTTTAAATGCTTCTTCTTTTGTCATATTAATAATCAATTTCTGTTAACCATGCATTATCGTTCTCAAAATACACTCTATAGCCTCTCACCGTTTTATGACCTTTCTTTTTTAAACAAACATCACTTATGTGAGATGGAGTAATACATAATTTTGCACCAGCCTCATTGACAGAAGCATATACACCTATCAACTTCCTGTCTTTAATAACGACAACAGATTTCTTATTCATACCTGCACCAGTTTTATGATGCGCTCCACGACCTTTTACCAAACCTTGTAAACTTCTACGCTTCGTCCACTTTGAATGATAGGTCATTCTCTTCCCTTTATTATGTGGAGTACAACCTTTTAAAAACTGGCCATTAACAAGATTCCTCTCAGGCCGCTCAGGCGGTATATATAATTCACTCATATCTAATCAATTATTAGTTAATTGGCAGTTTCATAAAACACATCCACATAGTCTTTCCATGTCTTCCAGTAGTATGGCCGAAGAGTGGTTGCCGATT